GCTCTGGTAAGCGCTGGGAAGATACTCGGTGAATATCTTCTCTGGCCCCCACATCTCCTCTTCCGTTGGCATACGGGTATAAGGGGTTGGGTCCTGATGACCGGACATCGCAAGTCTTCTCTGCCTCGGCAGCAGCGGTCCCTCTATACCAGTCCATTGCTTGGTGGGTTTGTCGTAAACTCCAAGAGCGGCTGGTGCAGGGGGCGGCCCCGGATACTGGAACGGCAACCCGCCGATGTTGTATCCGAGCGCCTGTGCTTGTGCAGGCGCGGCAGGACGATCCCTCTTGGCCTGTTGCAGCCGCGCATCACGCTCTTGGCGATAGTCCCAAGCCTTCACCGCTTCGTCAGTTATGTATCCCTCTTTATCAAAGGGGACACCCGGAAGCTGGAGTTCCCTCCATGCCTTTAGGAACTCTTCTTGGGTTGGAGGGGCCATTAGTACATCCGTCGGGTACCGGGGGCAAACCTCGAAGTGAGACCTCCCGGCCTCATCGTGGGAGCAAGGGCGGTGTACCTCTCCGTCCACGGATACTGGTCAAGGTAATCCATGAAGTTCATCTCGGGTTCCTGTCCCTGTCTCATGGCCCTACCGGCGTAGCCCATGTACTGGTTCTGCATATTGCCGTACTGGCCTGCCCAGTATTGCTGCGCGGCAGGGGCGTGCCCGCCACCGAACGGCTGGCCCGCGGATGCACCCGCACCAAACGGGGCGGCGCTGTAGTAAGCGGCCTGTGGTTCGTAGGGCAGGACGTATTCCTGCCACCAGTTAAAACTGTCCTGAGCAGGCATTGGTATTCCTTTACGCTAGGCGGGTAGTGGTTGTCGGTATGTCCCCGGAGCTATCTCCGCTATCTTGCTCAACCACTCGGCAGAGGTCGCCTCGGGGTTGACATCCTGCCACCGCTGCATCTGTCTTGTTCTTCCCCCTCCGGCCAGCCTTCCTCGCAGGCTGCCTGCACGCGGGTCGTACATTGCAAGATTCGCCAGCGCTTGGACGGAGGCAGGATCAGCCATTATATTTCCCCACCTCTCAGCACCCCGAATAGCTGCAAGTTGGTCCGCGCTTGCGCCACCAGCCAGTGCCCTCGCGTAGTTTACGATGTTAGTCCAAGGGTTTAAGCCCTCCCCTAGTTGGCCGTAGGTGAATTCCCCGCTAGCTATTCCTTCGCCGCTAACAGCGCCCGGGGGCACCCCGTAAGTTTGGTCGGGTAGAGTGCGCTGCCATCCAAAGCTCGGATCATACCCCATTCCTCCCAGAATATTTGCTCCGGCCATACCGGCGGGCGTTGGCCTATCGGCTGCGAGCCATTCTCCAAATCCCTGACCAAGACCCGTAGTGGTATAGTCCACTTTCCCAACGCTCGGGTCGGACAGGATGTACTGGCCTAGTAGCGGCTGCTGCATTCTCTCGGCATATGCGGAGACACCCGGCCTCTGCCGGTATCCCGCCCCCAACTGCCCCGTTAATGCAAGCTGGTACTGGTCTGCCTCACTAAGCGCTCCGGGGTCCCTTGGGGGAAGAACGCCCGCGTATTCAAACGCCTGACCGGCTCCCCCGTAATCTACGGGGGTCCACTTATATTCTGATCCAGTCCATTCATATGGCATTACATGCCTCCCTGATTTGCTATTCTGCGCCTATATTCCCACACTTACCCTATTTTGCCAACCCGCCCCTCAAGCCATTGCTCGCTGAGAAGGGGTGGGCGAATAGATCATTGATGTCGGCTCGGGTTTCTTTTCCTTCTTGGTTACGGCCCACGGGCTGCCCTCGTTCCTCGAAAAGCTGTAAGCCAGCCCCGCTATTTCGGCTGGTGGACGCAGCGCCATCTCCTGTCGGTGCTCGGATACTATCTGGTCAACCCCGACCCCCGCCAGCCGCGACCTTATGCTTTGATTGCCACGCGGCATCATCGCCTTGGCAGCCTGTTTCACTAGGTTTTCGTCAACGGCTATCATCTGGGCGCGGGTAAGGCCTAGATTCTCTGTGGATAGCCCCCCTATGTTCTCCGACGCCTCCACGATCCTCGCCCACGCCGCATTCTTCCTCTTCTCGAAGTCAGCGCCGTAGAGTTCCTCCGGCGATGTATTGAAATGCTTCCTGTAGAACTCGTGCGGCAGCAATGAATTCTTGTTCTTTATGGGGTTCCAACTCTCATCCATCAGCCATCCGAGGATGAAATTACCCATAGTATAATCATAGTCGTCGGTCAGCCACTGCTGTCTCTGGGGGTCACGGGTCTGAGGCCCGAGGGCTTCCGTCGCCATCACCGCGTACTGGACTTTTGGGGAATAGCCCCCCACGGCTTCTCCCGCCCCGAGCAGGCGCTCTCCCCAGTTAGGGTACTGGTCCAAATAGTCCTCATCGCCACGCGCCTGCATGATAAACGCCCTTACCGAATCAAGGGTCGAATCTGCCATTGGGTGCGGCTCAGTATCAGCGGGATCGCCGGGACCTGTATAGCTTTGCTCGCTCGCCAAGATCGTCTTCGCTTCCTCTGGTGTGAGCGTCTGCCCCCAGTTGTTAACCATGTCCGTGGCCTCGCGTGGCGTCAGGTCTTTCCTTGAGTTCAGGATGGCCTGCACTGCCATATCGTCGTTACTCCTGCCCTGACTGATCCCCGACTTCCACTTATCGTAGATAAGGATTGTACTATCTGGCCACTTGCTCAACTCTTCCGCTGCCCTCGCTTTTGCTCCCTCTATAACACCCCCGACTACGTCCTTGGCAGATGGCTCTTTTTCATCGTCCGCTGGCACGGAACCTTCAAGGGCTTCTTTAAACTTATCTTCGGAAACACCATAGGCAGTGGCAAACGCCCCTGCTGATTCATCTAGTTCCGTCCCTTTTACCCCGGCTGCGAGCTTCGGGTTCACGAACCCCGCCACATCAGCCGCTACGTTCGCGAGGGCCGGGTTGGTCATGGTCGCCCTCACCCTGTTCTCTTGGTCGATGCTGTCCCTTGCGGCGCGTAGGGAACCTATGTTTTCCTCGGCGGCTTGGGCAGCGCGTATTACCGAATCAGGCATGGAAAAACCGTTCCTCAAGGACTGTTCCAGCACACTACCGGCTTGCTCTGGGGGGAAATTCTCACTGACAAAGGACTCGAATCCGCTCTGTCCGGGTGGTCCCTCGCCCCCCTCTAAGGCCATTTCAAGCCCGCCACTCGTCCACAGATTTGCCATCTGCGTCGGGTTGGAGAAAAGTTTAGTTATTATGTCTACGTCTGCCATAAGTTATCCCCTTGGTCCTGCGAGTCCGATCCTGCGCAGGCGCTCCTCGTCAGATTGTGCTCCCGGCCTTGGCTGCCCCGGCGGCACGACCGGTCCCGGTTGCGGTGTCGGCACGGGCGGCGGGACGCCTGCCATCGCGGGCGGCATCATTTGTGGGGGCAGCATCGGGGGCGGCCCCGGTGGCCCCATAGGTGGCCCCGGCGGCCCCATAGGCGGCGGGCCTGCCATACCGGGTGGGATTCCGCCCATCGGTACAGGGGAGGGAGTTCCTGCTGGCGGGCCAGCCGCCGCTCCCATAGTCTGCGCCATTTCCTGTGCCTTGGCAAATAGTATTTTCACAAGCTCGCCCATGTATAGCTCGGCAAGATCGTCCCTGCCCTGCTTCACCGCGGCCTGATACAGGGACAACACCGCTGCCTCGGGCAGGGTGCGCTCGGCTATCTGTTCCTTGACTCCGTCCTCGATCTGGTCGGAGTCCTGTATGCCGAGGATGTTGTCGCGTATCCAGAGGTCCGGCAACAGCGGCGTGGGGCCTTCGCGTGCGATCTGCGCCATGCCGTAGCGGGACATATCGTCGGACGGTATCTGGGTCACTATTTTTATCTCCGGGTCACCCCCCTCGCGTATCTTCTCGGGGGTGATCTCCTCCGAGAAGTACTGCCTGTTGTTGTCCTGTCCCGATATCTCCATAGACTTGAAGGAGCCGGTCAGGTACTGGTCGCACACGAGGTTGGCTATCTGCCCGTAGGCACGCTCCAGCGCCTCTACCCTCGGGGTCAGGACGCTCTCGACGCCCTGCCTGAGTGCGTTTATCGCGAAGCCGGATAGCTGGAAGGGTATCTCCCCGTACACGGTGTGGGGCAGGGAGCCGCGCTGCATCTCACCGGCCACCAGTCCCATGAAGGCACCGGACTCCCGTGACATCTCCAGCAGGCCGAGGGGTTCCACGTCCTCTTCCCGCCCGAGAGATATCTCTGTACCCTCTTGATACGGGTCCTCCTCCAGCGTCTTGCTGCCGTCTCGTGACCGTACCTTGAGGCCCTGCTTGCGGCTTCGTGCCGTAAGCTCCAGCATGACGGACATCATAAAATTATGTTTTCCGTAAAGTTCCCGTGTGGACTTGAACACCGACTCCCCGTAGTCTTCGAGTGTGTCCTCTATGGAGGACCACTCCATCGACTGTATGAGCGGCGTTGATCCCACGGGTCCCATGAAGACGGGCACGCCCTCCGCGCCGTGCGGGGTGCGCTTCTTGATGAAGCGACCCGGTATGACGACGGTGTTGTATTCCTTGTCGTAGTAGTCGTATACGTTAATGCCGTCAACGTCGGGACTGGACTCCCCGAGGCGTACACCGTACTGGGCCTCTATCTCGTCCTGCGTCTTCTTGACCTTGTAGCAGGCCCATGCGAGGCCGTCGTGGCCGATGCCCCAGTAGGTGTGCATGGGGTCCCACGGGGTGATGTCCACGCAGGTCATGTCCTTCTCGTCCTTTATCAGGAGCGCCCTGCCCGCGTACCAGCCCCTCAGTGTTATGTACCACGCAAGCTGGTCCTTGAGGGTGGGCACCAGTCTCTTGGCGAGGCGGTCGTTGGCCGAGCGCAGGATGCCTATGATGAATCTTTCCTTGTCGTTGTTGATCTCGCGGGAGTTCCGGGGGTTGCCATTGGGCGGGATGCGGACGACCATCTCCGAGGAGGTCATCCACGCGATGATCTTGTCGGCATAGGTCTGCGGCTCGTTGGAGGTGTATGACTTGTACCCGTCCCCCGCGTCGTACGGGTCCAGCTTGTATAGCTGGTGGTCCGAGTCCATGCGGTCTCGGAGCGTGTGGGTGGCCTCGTAGTGGGCGTCCACCTTGTCGATGATGTCGTCCGGCTTCAGTCTCGCCATAGTTAGTGCCTTTTAACCTTTATAAATTCCCTGCCCCCGACCGCGCCGTACCCGAACTGGCTGACCAGCCCGTAGATAACGGCCTTAATGGCGTGGTTGTTCCTGTCCTCCGGGGTCTCCCCGACTATGTTGCCCTCCCGGTCGGTCTTCCACCGGTAGGCGCGTGTCTGCCCGTCGAACGGGCTGGGCACGGCCCCAAACTCGGACAGTGCTCCCGCGCACTTGGGGCTGAACGCTATGTTGGGCCTGCCCGTCACGGCGTCTGTCTTCATAAATCCCTTGAGTCTCTCGGTGCCCTCGTTGATCCTGATCTTCTGGGCGTCCAAGTATATACCTGTCTTGTCCATCCACATCTCCGCCGGTGCGGACATGGCCTGATGCTGGTAACCGGCTATGTCTATGGTGCCGGAGTGCACGTCCTGCCACCACGGCCTGCTGGTAGCCACGGTTATCATCTCCTCGGTGGTCAGCCCCCGCTCGTAGACCTCGTCGAAGACGCATACCTGCCCGTTTATCTCCTGCACGGCCTCCACGGCGTATGCTCCCGCGTACCCGGGGTCCATCCACAGGTACACCGGCTCGCCCTTGACGTACTCCATGTCGTAATCGACGTGTATGTCGGCCCTGAATTCCCCGAACACCAGCCCGGTGGGCGGGGTGGGGATTCCCTGTATGCGTTCCATGAAGAACTCGTCTGAGGCCATTGACTTCAGGCGAAGTATCTCGGGGTCGTTAGCGCCCTCGGGGTACAGGTTGGTGTTGGAGTAGGACGGCAGGGAGAAGGACTTCTCGTCCTTCGACCCTAGCTGCCACGACGTAAATAGCTGGGGATACCACCCGAGGGAACCCTCGAATGTGCCCGACAGGAACAGCCAGCCCCTCTTGGGAGCCACGCGGGACCGTAGTCGGTGGTATGAGTCCAAGTCTAGCTGCGACGCCTCGCATCCGAGGATGCCGTCGGGCGCTCTCATTGCGAGGGTGCGCGGGTCTTTCGCGGATTTTGTCTCTATACGGGTCCCGTCCGCGAGAATAATGCGTCCGGGGTCTACCCTCTTGGACACCTCCGCGAGGATACCGAGCGAAGCAAAGTCCTCCACGAGGTAATCAAACTCAGCGCGGGTGCGTTCGTAGTCTGCCGCGACTAGCCAGTAGAGGCCCGATTCCTCAGTCTCCAAGAACCGCGAGAGCAGGTACTTGGAGGCCACCATGCTCTTACCTGCCTGCTCACCGCCCGCAACAAGGACGAATCTCTTCCTCGACCGGAGTATCTGCGCTTGTAGCGGAGTCGGCAGGAACTCAAGCCGTGAGAATATATAGTCGGTGGCGGACGATCCGTCACCCGACGGGTTCGTCCGTGTCAGTACCGGATTTTCTGGCAAGGATACGCTCCGCTTCCTCTACAGCGTTGTCGCGGTCGGTCGCCTCTCCACGGGTCTTTGACTGCTTACGGTTCTCCTTGACCCACTTCCTCCACTCGGACATGACCTCCTTGGCCTGATCCTCGGCAAAGTAGTTCGTGCGGCGGTACTTCTCGGGCCAGTGGGCGTTGAGTAACGTAATAAGCAATACCGGGTTGTCGTTGGGCTTCTGGTTCCTGACCCTGTCCACTGCTAGGTCTTGGAGCATCTCGCGAAACTCCTCTTCCGCGGTGGCGAGTTTTTCCTTGAAGCCATATATATTCTTGTTCTTCCACTTACCAACGGTATCGCGGTGTACCTTGATGGATTCCGCGGCGCTCTTGATAGAGCCGGTAATAGTAAATGCCGCCAGAAAGGCGTCCTGATTGGCCTTGGTCTTCTTTGCCTGTGCTTCAGATTGCATTGATCTTTTTTACCCTCGCAACATCCAGCCTTCGTACTATCTGGCCTACCCTCTGGCGGGTAATCCCGAACCGCTTCGCCACAGACTGATATGTAGAGTCTGGCTCAAGCAGCACGGCCCTCGCTATATCCATAGACCGCGGAGACATCTTCCCTCGACCGTGTTGGCCCACGATCTTGGTGGAGTACATCTGCGATTCACGCTGTTCGGTACTGGCATTAACCATAATAGCTCCCAAACGTACCTCAACACAACAAAACTGTCAACATGTGTACTGATCATTTTACCTTGACGGGTGACTGGGGTGAGAAAGAAAGAAAGAAGCAAAGAAAGAAAGAGTCCCCTCCCCGTGTTATTACGCCTCGTCCCGTATAGGGCGTGTCCCGGTGTAATAACACGGGGAGAGAGACATGTAAGACACGTCTTACGCGCACGCGTGAGGGCTTGTTTTTAATCCCACAGGGCGTAACTCGCTGTAGGCTCATCACACCCTGTGGCGGGAATCGTAACTATACATGTAATTACACGCCATACACGTCATATTACATGTAATTACATCGATTACATGAATGTATGTGAGAGTACATGGACGTGTCTGGTG